CACTTCCAGGTGGAGAAGTTCCTTTGGATTTAATTTTAAAAATGACCAATGGCGGTAGAAGCTAAAAATATAAACCCTTTAGACTTAAGGGTATCTACCGGTGTAGGGATCGGCATACCCTTTTCTCAGCAGACAGGGGTAGCTAGTACATTTACTACTCAAGAAGCTACTAAGGCTAACTTAATTAACTACTTACTAACAAATAGAAACGAAAGAGTCTTTAGCCCGCTTTTCGGGGGGTCTATTCCGTCTTTTATTTTTGAATCGATAACAGATAGCAACCTAGATGCCTTAGAAAAAGGAATTCAGGATCTTATTGAGGAAAACTTCCCCACTCTCGAAGTAGAAGAAGTAACAGCACAAGCTTCAGATCCAGATTATCAAACAGTCTACATAACTATCCGCTACAGGTTTAGAACGACAAGGACTGCTGACACGGTTATATTATCTTTAAATCGCTAATAGTCATTAGATAAAGTATGGCACAGACTAGTAGAAACATAAATTATATAACAAGAGACTTTGACTCTCTCAAAGAGACATTAGTTGATTACGCGAAGACATATTTCCCTACCACGTATAACGATTTCTCACCAACATCCCCCGGGATGATGCTCATAGAGATGACCTCATACGTAGGAGATATCCTATCATTCTACTTAGACAATCAAATACAGGAGACATTCTTACAGTACGCAAGACAGCAAGAGAATATCTATTCTTTAGCGTATATGTTAGGCTATAGACCTAAAGCAGCTACAGCAGCAGAAGCAACTATAACTTTTTCACAAAGGGTCCCGTCTATACTATCTGGATCGACAACAATACCTGATTACTCGTACGGATTATTTATACCTCAAAACATAACAGTAAATAGTACGAACAACAATACTCCGTACTTGATTCAAGATTTTGTAGACTTCTCTTATTCATCTTCTGCCGACCCAACACTCGTATCTGTATACCAAATAGATACCGCTAACGGACAGCCAACACAGTACCTGTTAACAAAGACTAGAAAAGCTATTTCTGCAGAAATAAAAACTACCAGCTTCAGCTTTTCCGGAACTGAAAGATTCGCAACTAGAACTATC